ATCGAGAACGCGTTTTCAAGCTTCCGGGTTGATAACTTATCTACCTGGAGGCTCGACAGCCGGGCCTTGGTCCTATCAGACTCTGAATTGGACCTTGCACGACTTTATCAAGAAAGTGAAGGACAAACAGTCAGGTTTGACTGAACCTTCTGATCTTAGTCTCCTTAAAACAGAGATTAAGGTTCCCTTCCTTGATTATACGCTTTCATCTCAGGTTGACGGTGCCGTGTTCATAGTTGGACATGGCATTCCCGGCGTCCCTGGGGGTGGTCTCGTACCTGATAGTCCTCCACTAGGATGGGCCTCTATCGAAGGGACTACCGCCGAGCTAACTGCAAAGTTGCTCGCCGATACAAACCCTTTCGGATATAAGGTCTCAGTTCCGATTATGATTGCGGAACTAGTGGAAGCCGGATCTTTGCTCAAGCTTGCCTCGAATAACTTTTTATCTCTCGTTGGTTCGGCCCACCTGAATTGGGTTTTTGGGTGGAAACCGACAATTGGAGATATTAAGGATCTAGCAAGCATAACAGTAGCTATTGAAAACAAGATTCTTGAGTTCAATAAACTGTTAGAGAAAGGCGGCTCGCGTCGTCGGAAGTTCCTAAACTTTGGGTCTGATTCAGGCCCAGAGTACGACTTTCCTACCCACTCTCTGAGTGGCTTAGGAACGTGGTATGGAACTGTAAACACAACTTTCACTTCCAAGGTTTGGGGAAGTGTTAGGTGGGTTCCGAACAGAACTTCTCCTATTGATCTAAAACAACTCACGAACTTCAATGAAGCTCTTAAGATTGTTTTGGACCTTAGGGTTCCGGATGCTTCTACGATCTGGGAAGCGATTCCCTTTTCGTGGTTAGTCGACTACTTCGTCAATGTTGGCGATGCATTGTCGGCTATTGAGGATACGGATAAAGTTCTTCCCGTTGATATTTGTATCATGCGGGAGCGCAGGATTACGTCCGTCACTAAGGGCATACGGAAGCCCGAGGATGACTATCCCTACTTACGCAAAAATAGCATAAGTGGAGGTTTAGTAGACCACGTCTGGAAAACCAGAGAGGTCGTTCATCCTGATAGTGTCGGTGACTTACTTAGCTTTGGATTTATGTCCAAAGCCCAAGCTAC